TCCCGGCAAGGTCTTTCGTAGGCAGTCTGGCGTAACGGGAACAGCAGTAAACGGTATTAAGTTTCCAAATACTGCTGGAGAAAACATACAAATGTACGATAAGGCTCGACAGCTTGCAGACGAGCAGACAGGTATTCCAAGTATTACGCACGGTCAAACAGGCGTAACTGGCACTGGACGAACAGCAGCAGGTCTAAGTATGCTTATGTCCAGTGCAGGTCTAAGCATTAAAACAGTAATTAAAAATATTGATGACTTTCTTCTCAAGCCAATGGGTGAGGCGTTTTTTCAGTGGAACATGCAGTTTAACGACACAATGACTGAAATACACGGTGATCTTGAGATTAAGCCTCGCGGAACAAGCGCAGTCATACAAAAAGAAGTAAGAAGTCAACGCTTGACTGCACTGTTACAAACAGTAGCAAACCCGATGCTTGCTCCGTTTATTAAGATTCCAAATCTAGTACGAGAACTTGCAATCAGTCAAGACATTGACCCCGATCTTCTTGTAAATGATGTAAATGATGCTGCTATTTTTGCAGAGGTATTGAGAGGACTAAATGAACGCACAACAGGCGAAGAAGCTGCTCCCGCTGGTCAACAACCCGGAAACATGGGAGCCGCTGGAGGAGTACCTACAACAGTTGGGCCAAATGACGCAACGGCAGTTGGTGGTGGTGGAATCGGAATTGGAGATGCGCCGTCTGCAGGGCAAGATGGCTTTACTGGAAACACTTCAGAACCTGAATATATCGGTTAAATCAGATGCAAAAGCACAAGAGTAAATAAATATGCCAGTAGATCAAACTGACAGAGGGTTTCAACGTTTCAAAGAACATCTACAAAACATAGGTGGGTTTGGTGATCCTAAATATTTAAGGCAGGGCATCTTAGGAGTTGTTGATGAGGGAGGAGAAGTTGGCCCTACATATTATTCTGATCCAAACGTTAGTGGAGATGCTTTTGCAGGCGGTCTTTATGATGATCTTGTAGCAGACTACGTGCAACACCCCTATGCTCACCCTGAACACCCAGAGTTTAGAGACTGGTGGAAAGGAAATTTAGACGGAATTGTAGATCGTAAAGAACAACCTAAAACTACCGCTGCAGAACCTACAGTCTCAGACCCAGACCCAGACCCAGATCCTGTACCAACACCAGAACCTGATCCAGAACCAGACCCTGTGTTTTCTTCTTCTCAAGCAGGTTTTTCATCAAGCACTCCAGCAGTAACTGCACTAAGACAACAAAGTGGTTTTGTACCTACTGCTACTCCTGATCCTCCTGATCCTTCTGCTCCTGAACCGGAGCCAATTCAATCTTTTGTAACACAATTACGAGAAGATTTAGGAACCGATCCAGAAGCACAAGCTCTTGAATCTTTTATACTCAAGGCCAGACGAGCGGCACAAGAAAAACAAGATCAAGAAAGTATTCAAAATCTAGCTATAGAAACAATCAAACAAATAAATCCGGGTTTTCTTGCTGAACCAGTAGAAGCACCGGAAGCTGTTACGGAACCGGAATCTGTTAAACAAGTGTTTGATCAAGTTGCAGATGTTACAAGAGAACGAGATGTTTTAGATGAGTTAACAGAAGCAGCTAAGTCAACCGATTTTGTAGATGTTATTGATCCTATTTTAGGTGAAGAAGCAGTTGATCCACTTATAGATATTTCGGATGATTTTGAAGGTTTCTTTAGCGCAACGGAAGCAGAAGAGGCGATTGCTGCTACACAAAGTTCAGCTTTTGACAAGCAGGATGCTCCTACAGAATCTTTGTTTGGCGGCTCTATAACAACTCCTTCTGACATTGCAAGAGCAAAAGCAGAAGGCAAAAATACTTTAGGTATGGAACTATCTCGTTCAATAGATTTATTTTCACAAGGATTAGATATTGACAGTGTAACTGCAGAGACTATTGGAGGACAAATTTTATCAGGAGCAGGTAAACAAGCTGTCGAAGGTTTTGTGTTAGGAGCGGCACCGGGTATTAATCCGTTCTTAGCAACAGGAATTGGAACCACTGCGTTTTCAGCAGGTCTTACAGGCGCACAGATAGCTTCTTCCGAGTTTAGTGGTTTTACAACAGGAGATTTTGCATCTGCACTTATAAACAACATTGTTCCATTTGCAGACTTTTTTGGTATTGGAACAAGTGTTGAGGGTATGGAAAGGCAACAAGAAGAAGATGATCTTGCCATAGAGGGTATATTCTCCATGCCCGGAACAGAAGGGGAATTAGAAGCTCAACTAGCTCAATTAGCAGGGCGAAACTTAATTTCTGATAGGCTGCAAACTCAAAAACAAGAGCAGCAAGCAATAGAACAAGCTGAAGCTATATTCTCAGACGCAAGAAACCAAGATGAAAACATATTTGGTTCAGAGGCTATTTCTGATCCCTTTACTGATCAAGCTGATTTTAGTGACGTAGATTTATTTGACACTGATGAAGACTTTGGTGATTTTGATTTCGATACAAGCATATTTGGAGATTTTGATCCAGACGCTGATCCTGACGATTTCTCTGGAGCCTTTGGAGATGATCCGACAGGCGGCGATGAAGGCACAATTTAATATAAAATAGGAAAAATATAATGGCACTTATTCAACCTAACATTCCCGAAATGGAAGCACCGCCGATACCAGCAGGTGTAGTTAACGAGCCTATGGGTGATATGCCTGTAGAGGGTGGCGTAGAGTCCGTAGAGGATGATATTCCTACAACAGCAAAAGAGGGCGATTTTATACTGCCCTATGAGTCTGTTCTGTATGTAGGGTTAAATAATATCAACATAGAAGTTAAAAAGGCTATGAAGCAAGCGCAACAAGAAGGCGTGCAGATTGAAGGTGCTGACCCTGACTCTGATATTCCTATTAAGATTTCTAACTTTGAGTATCGTATTCCAAAAGAGCTTGTAGAGTATATAGGAATGCAGCGTCTTGAAACCTATCGTGAAAAAGGTTTAGAACTTCGCGCACAACTTGAGAAATCAAGAGGAGACAAACAAAAAGCTTTTGTACCTCAACCGCAACAACAAGAACAAGCACAACAAGCAGAAATGCCTCCAATGCAAGTACCACAAGAACAAAACGTGCCACAAATGCCTATGCAGGGTGGAGGAATGATACAAAAAGATAGTGGAGAACAACTTCATTCGCCCTCGCAAGGAAGTCCTTTACAAAGTCCTCCTTCTGTAAAAAAAGAACAAGAAGAACAAGCTATTCTTGATATGAGCGGTGGTGGTCTAGTAACCAAAAGGTCTGTATAATGCTTGTAGAGTGGGATTACTTTACACATAACGAGTTAAAATGTAAATGTGGTTGCGAGGATGCACCCATGAAACCTGAGTTTATGGAAACTCTTGTAGAGATTAGAAAAGAATTTGATCGTCCTATGGTAATAACCTCTGCGTTTAGATGCAAGGAACACAACGATAGTATAGGTGGAGCTAAAGACTCACCACACCGTCACGGACAAGCTGTCGATGTTTCTGTAAATTTAAAAGACGCATACGATCTTATCTGCCTTTCAATACGAAAAGGTATGACAGGCATAGGCGTAAAACAAAATGGATTAATGGCTGGACGTTTTATACACCTTGATAATATGAAAGAAGCAAAAGGTCGTCCACGCCCTACAGTTTGGAGCTATTAAAACGCTTCATTTACCGGAGCGGCTACCCGAAATTTTCGGCCCCGCTATTTAACTACACATTACTCCTCCGCACGGCTACCCAGATTCTTTCTGGCCCCGCGAGAGAAAGGAGATAAAGCATGACTGATATTGAGAACGAGACAGAAGAAGTACTTGAGCCTACCCCATACGAAAATGCGTATAGGCGAACCTTGAATGAACCAGATGAGGAAACTTTGGACCCCGTTGTAGAAGAAGCGGCTACTCCGAGACTTACAGAAGGTATTGTTCAAAAAGAAGATCACGATTACAAAAAAAGGTATGATGATCTAAAGAAGCACTACGACACTAAGCTAAACGAGTGGAAACAAAACCGAGAAGTTCTTGAAGCAAAACTCAAGATGGGTGATGGTCCCTCTCTAAAAGCTGCAGAGCTTCCTAAGACAGCAGAAGAACTTGAAAACTTCCGCAATCAATACCCTGATGTATACGATGTGGTCGAAACTATTTCTTCGCTAAAAGCTAACGACAGAGTTTCAGAAGTCGAAGAACATTTGGAAGTACTGCGACAAAAGGAAGAAGAAGCAGAACGAATAACTGCTGAAAAACAACTTTCCGCATTACATCCTGACTTTAAAGAACTCAAAGAAAGTGACGATTTTCTACGTTGGTTAGAAGAACAACCATCAAGCATTTCTGATGGAGTCTATCGCAATAATACAGACGTTCGTTGGGCCGCAAGAGTTATTGATCTGTACAAAGCAGATGTCGGTCAGACCCCTACTAAGTCGAGACGATCTGGTTCAAAAAAGAATCAGCGGGAAGAAGCAGCGCAAGCTGTAACTCGAACCGCAGCAAATCGAGGCTTAGAATCTTTAGGACCAGATAGAAAAGTCTGGACAGTAGAGGAAATCTCCCGGCTTAAACCGTGGGAATTTGAGAAATACGAAAAAGATATTGACTCCGCTTCCCGTGAGGGACGCATTGTTGATTCTCTTTAATACTTTTAATTTTAACACCCCTAGTAAGGAGAAACCAAAATGGCTTTTACTCGCGCTGGTGGTTACAACAACTTACCGTCAGGTAATTTTGTACCCACTATTTTCAGCCAAAAAGTTCTCAAGTTTTTCCGTCGTGCGTCGGTAGCTGAAGCAATTACAAACACCGACTACGCTGGAGAAATTGAAAACTTTGGCGATACCGTGAATATTATCCAAGAGCCGTCAATTACGGTTCGAGATTATGCTCGCGGTACAACCGTGAACACGGAAGACCTATCTGATGATCAGGTTCAGTTGACCGTGGATCAGGGTAACTACTTTGCTTTTAAAGTTGACGATATCGAAGAACGCCACAGTCATCTTAATTTTGAAGCTTTGGCAACTTCATCCGGTGCGTACAGCTTGAAGAAAGCCTTTGACTTTAATGTTCTAAAGGCTATTTCTGATAACGCCGCTACGCCTACGGGTACTATCGCAACTCAGGCTACGTCTGCAAACACTGGTGATGAGATTGCTAATCTTGTTGCACAAGCAGCACGTAACTGTGATGAAAATGACGTTCCAGAAGAAAATCGTTGGCTTGTGGCTCCTCCGCAATTCTACGAAGTTTTGCGTGGCGCTTCATCCAAAATTATGGATGCGTCGGTCACAGGTGGAGCCTCTCCGCTTCTGAACGGTAAAGTTACAGAAAGGCCACTTCACGGCTTTGATCTGTATCAAACTAATGCGATTGTTGTCAGTTCTACTGGATCAGACGCAGCGCACACTTTTGGCTCATCTGCAACAAGTGGTCACACCCTCTTTCTTTTTGGACATAAAAGCGCAGTCGTTACGGCTTCGCACATTGCCAAAACGGAAGTGATACGCGACCCTGATAGCTTTGCTGATGTTGTTCGTGGACTACACGTTTTTGGACGTAAAGTTCTCAAGGGCAGCGGAACAGGCTTTAAGGGCGTGTTTAAGGGTTTGTGCGACTTGGATAGTTAAAGGGAGGACTAGAACATGGCTACTTTTACCATTACAGGTGGTGGTTCTACTGGTATCTCCGCAAGCGCAGGAGACGTTAAAGTACTAACGCAAGTTATTGACTTTACCGCTTTTACTAACGCTTCTGGTGACGTTATCCAGTGTATCGAACTTCCTGCTAATACGTATGTTGTTACTGCCGGAATCGAGGTAATGACTGCTGATACTGCAGGAAACAGTGGTACTGTGTCGTTAGGTGACGGTGACGATGTTGACCGTTATGTTACGGCTCAAACCATTGCCAATACTAACCTTGTGCCTATTCGCGCTCAAGCGGGT